CGTCGCCGTCGCCGTCGCCGTCGCCGCCGCCGTCGCCGTAGCCGCCGCCGCCGCCGCCGTCGCCGCCGCCCTGCGGACACACGATCAGCGCGGGCAACATCAGCATCCGCTGCCCCCGCTCCGCGAGACGGTCCTGCTCCACCGCGCGCCACGCGGGGTCGGAGTAGACGTTCACGACGCACCCCGCAGAGCCGAGAGGGCGGCGCGGAGGGCGGGGCGCATCACGTCCGTGGCGATGACGAGGCCGCTCGACTCCCGCAGCGCCTCCTCGCACTGCGCGATCACCTCGCTGTGGTCGCGCACGACGGGGGCGAGGTAGAGGGGGGCGACGCGGTAAACGGCCGACACGGGCTCGGGGACCGAAGTGGTGCACACGACAACGCCGGCTTCGTCCAGGAAGCCCCACCGCACCGGCTTCTGCTCCCGGCTCCGCTGCACCTCGGCGCGGAGCTGGCCCACCACCGCACGCACCTCGTCGGCCACCGCGCAGTGCATCTCCGTCGACGCACCGAGAGCGACCGCGACGCCGACCATCCCGGCGATCTGGCGCAGGGCGTGGCGCAGGTCCGCCTCGGCAGCGTTGAGCGCGTCCCGCTCCACCCTGACCGCCGCGAGCTCGCCCCGCAGCCGCTCCGCCTCCTCGCCGGCACGCGCAGCCTCCCACGCCACACCGGACTGCCGAGCCGCCTTCCGCTCGCACTCCTCGCGGCGCAGGGTGGCGCCGATGTCCTCGGCCTCGATCACGTTGCCGGCGAGCACCTGCTGCGCGAACGCTGGCAGGCTGGCCAGCACGGCCGCCGCCTCCTCCCGCTCCGCTTCGGCGAGGGGGAGGACGGTGGCGGCGTAGTCGGTGCCCCACTCCGCAGCGGCAGCATCGGCCTCGGCGCGGGTGTCGTACGTCGAGCCGTCGTGCAGGAACGACTCCGCCGGCCCCGTGCGACTGTGCCAGCGCGTCGACCCGCGCACGGTGACCCTCACCACCCACGGCCCCGCCGCCTCCCCAGCGGCCTCGATCACGTTGCCGGCGGCGTCGACGGGGACGGGCTCGCCCCCCGTCGTGTCGGCGATGCGCTGGGCGTCCTCGCGCGTCGCGTAGGGCTCATACCCCGCCGGCCCACGACAGAGCCACCGCAGCGGCCCGCCGCTGTGCCGCACCACCCACCCCGCCGGCTTCGGGGGCGGGGGGGCCTTCCCCGCCGCCTCCCCAGCGACCGCGGCGCCGCCGAGGCACTCGAGGAAGGCGGCGTTGAGCAAGCGCTTGTCCGTCGCGCCCAGCGTCGTTGCGTTGATGTGGCGGGCGATGGTGTCGGCGCGGGTCATGCTGCGGTCTCCTTCGAGTCGGTGCGCGGCGGCTGCATGCTCAATCCGCCCCCGGCTCGCGGGCCGGCGTGTCGGTGGTGGGGGCCGCAGCGCTGGCCTTCGTCTTCCCCGTCGGCTGCATCGTCTTCACGAAGGGCCTCCGCTTCGGGAGCTTGATCTCGACGCTAACCGGCTCGGCGATGTCGGGGCTGCCGAACACGCGGATGCACGGCTCGCCGTTCCAGACGTCGGGGAAGAGGGTCACGCGCTTGCCGACCCAGTTGGCGATCTCGGGCCCGAACATTCCCTTGAAACAGAGCCCGTTCGTCTTGCACGCGACGAGGGCCTTCGTGGTTTCCTTGAACGCGACGATCGCCTTCGGCTTGACGCCCTGCTCTCCCTCGAGGTCCTCGACGAACGCGTCGGCGATCGTCAACGTCACCTTCTTGCCGTTGAACTCGCCCGCCTTGAGGAAGCGGCCGGGGTAGAGCTGGTCGAAGTTCTTGGCCTCGCGGCGCGTGGACGGCGTCTGCTCCATGTTGCTCTCCTTCGTTGCGGTTGCCGGTGTGGTGTTGCCACGATGGCGCGCCCCGGTACACCAACGGAGCGTCTGCGTTGCTGTCGTCGGCCGGTCAGGCGACGAGGCCGATGGACTCGACGTCGTCCCCATCGTCCTCGACGCGGAAGGCCCACGGCGGGAGACGGAGCTCGACCTCGCCCTCGATGGGGCCCGGCCACTTCGCCGCGCGCTCGCACTCGACGACCTTGGTGAGCGCGTCGAGGTAGGCGCCGCGCCCGAGCTCGACGACGTCGGCGGGGATGACGTAGACGCCGACCGCGTAGGGCGGCATGGACTCGACGACGATCTCGACGAGCTTCGCTTGCCGCCCTGTGATCGCGGTGTAGCCGTCGAAGTAGTAGGCCCACTGCATCGCGTAGCCCAGGCGCGCGGCCTGCGCCCCGAACACGCGCGGGGTCACGTCGCGGCACGTCTTCAGGCCGACCAGCACGTCGAGGCCGTCGACGGTGGTGAGCCAGTCCGCGCGGCCCTTGCTCTGCCGCTCGACGCCCGCGACCTTCGTCGTCCACATCATCGAGACCTCGGGGTCGCCCGTCTCGAGGTAGCGCAGCGCTGGCCCGTGCGAGCGCACCGCCGTGGCGATGGCGATGGCGTTCCGGTGCTCGTCGCCGGTGAGGATGGTCTGGCCCTCGTGCTGGGCCTTGAACGCGTCCCAGTCCTTGCTCCGTCGCGGTCGCGCGTTGCCCGACTCGGTGCGCTCGTCCCACACGGCGAACTCGCGGGCGTAGCGCTCGGGCTCCAACGTCGCGCAGTGGGCCGCCGTGCCGAGCGTCAACGGGTGCGACGTCTTCGGGTGGTGGAGGCGGTGCTGGTAGTGGAGCGGCGACTGCTCCACGACCTTCACCCGCGTGATCGAGTCGCCCGGCGTGGAGGCGTAGACGCTGTAGGGGATGCGGCTGCCGATGCTGGTGATCACGGTCAGGAGTCCTTTCGGTCGAGGAACGAAACGCGACTCGCGGCGAACCAGGGCCGCAGCGCTTCGGCGAGGGCATCGAGCGTCGGGGTGGCCGCGATGCGTGCGGCGTCGGCGGACATCGGGCCGTCGAGCTCCGCGGCGTCGCGGGCGGCGAACTTCGCTTGGCGCTTGGCGTCCACGCGAGCCTGGCGGGCCACCTGCGCGGGGGTGCGCGGCTTGCGGGGCGGGGTCATGCGGCGCTCCTGGCCATCGCGATCAGCGTGTCGCGGAATTCGAGGGGTGTGCGCGACGCCGCAGCCTTGCCGACACGGGGGCGCTTCTCGCCGCTGCGCACGCGGTTGCTACACCACGACACCAACGCCTTCGATTCGCCGTCAGCCATGACGCCCCATCGGAGCGACGGCAACTCGGCACCGAAGGCGTAGAGCCACGTGGCCTTCTTGGCATCGTGGCCGTACCGACCCTGCTCCACGTAGCAGGTGTATCCGCCGAGCATGTCGGCAGCAGTCCAGCCCCCCCCCGTGATCGGGGCGGTCAAGTCGTGCGCGGCCCACGCGTCGGAGTAGGCAGGATGCTCCAGTACGCCGCCGACACGGCGCACGTTGGCGAGCGCCGAGGCAAAGCAGCCTCCATCGTCGCCGCGCTTGTGGCCCCACCGCGCCTCGACAAGCCCGGCTAGGCGGCACCACCTCGAGCACGGCGGATGGGCCACGACGGGGTGCGGGCCGTCGTAGAGCCTAGCGTCGCGCCGCTCGTCCCACGGGTCGACGCCGTCGAGGCCGTAGTACACGCCGCTGGTCTGGACGAAGAGCGCGGCGATCATCGCCCACCCCGACTCGCCGCCCCACCGTCCCCGCGGAGGACGGACAGCGGCACGTGCTCGACCATCCGCGACAGGACCGCGAGCTCGGTGCCGAGGCGCATCAGGGTCGCGATGGTGTCGGCGTCCTTGCGCTCGGCGGCGGTGACGGTCAGCGCTGCGAGCTCGGCTTCGGCGCGGTCGATCGTGGCCAGCATCTCGGCACGGCGGCGCGCGTCGAGGTTGTCGGCGCGGGCGAGGTCGCGGACGAGCGTCATCGCGTCGAGGTGCCGCTTGACCCCGTCGGAGGCGCGGAGGATGTGGCGGGCGCGGGCGGAGTAGGCGCTCATGGCTCCACCCTCGCCTCCGTCCCCCTCCCCACCACCGCCGTGAGCCGACGCACCCGCGGCGCGGTGGCGTCGATGACGCGGCCGGCGGTGTCGTCGGGGTCGGCGCCCTCCACCGCGATCTCTTCCACGGTCGCCTCGACGCTGTGGGTCAGCACGTGCTCGCAGTGGGCGGCGCACATCTCGGAGATCACCCCGCGCGCGCGACCGTGGCAGCGGACGGTCAGGCGGCGCGTGGCGGTGGCCATGCAGGCGCCGGTGGTGGCGTCGTCGTAGGTGCAGCGGCGGGTGGTCATGGCAGTGCCTCCTCTTCGGTGAGGGCCTTGGGGTTGACGGCGACACGCAGTGCGCGCTCGGCGGCGACGTAGTCCATCGTCGTCTCGACGAGGTCGTCTGAGTTCTTCTCGCTACGAGAGCGGACCCAGGCCGCGTACGCCTTGCCGTAGGCTCGGGCGAGGTTAGCGATCGTGGCGTCGGCGGTCGTGGTGTCGACGACCACCACGCGGCCGGGCACCATCACCGTGTGCGGTCCGGGGTGGCCCGGGTACGCGTCGCACTGCGCGCTGCCGCAACCAAGATCGATGGTGAACGAGCAGCGCGTGCCACGCCGCCGCGAGCTCACAGCACCCCCCGCGCGCTCATGGCCTCGTACGCCTCGTGCTCGATCGCCCGCTCCTCGCGGGTGTCCCACGGCTCGCCCCCGTGCTGCCCCCCGGCGATGCCGACGGTGAGCGCGCCCTTCGGCAACGTCGCGTACACCTCGCGCAGGTGGCCGACGCACCGGAACCCCTCGGCCCCGCGCGGCAGCACCACCAAGACCTTCGCCGCCTCGGTGCAGCCGTGCACGTCGCAGCCCAGGCGGACGTACAGCCGGAGGTGCCGCTCGTACGCCGGCACGCGGTCGCTCGGTTGCAACGCCTGGCGCGCCCACTCGACCACGCCCATCGGCTCGCCCTTGCGGTTGTCGTACGCGGCCGAGGAGGGGAGGGAGAGGCCGGTGTCGACGCCGTCGTCCTCGGCCCTCTCGGCGGCGGCGTGGAGGGCGTAGGCGGTCCGCTGCGGGGTGCCGCGCGGGGCGATCAACTCCTCGGCGTGGGCAGCCTTCGCCTTCGCCAGCGCGGCAAGGTGCTGCGCCGCGACGTCGTCCGTGTCGTTGTCCGGGGCGGCGATGAGCGCATCGATGGAGCGCTCGGTGTCGGTGTAGTCGATGTCCAACATGGGCCTCGCGGTGTGAGGGGTGCCGGTGTCGGGGCCTCCGAGCGCGGAGCCGTGGCGCAGGGCCGCGGGCGTTCTCGTGCGGTGAGGCTGGCTGGCCTCCCGAGGCGCGACCGGAACACCGACCGACATGCCTCAGTATGCCAGCTTCTATGCCTCAGTCAAGTCCACGGGCAAGGAAAAGGCCGGACCCGCACCGGATCCGGCCTCTCCGCGCTTGCCTCGCGCCGGTCCGAGCCGCGGGGCGCCCTCGCGCCCCGGTCACTTCCGCCCCGCTCCTCGTTCAGCAGGCGCGAGATGTAACTCTGTGAGAGGCCAACCCTCTTCGCGAACGCCGCTGGGGTCAGGTCGAGGTAGCGGAGCAGACGCGCGAGACGCGGCTTCGGGTTGGCTGCATGCCTCCATGGTCCACCAACGCGGGCGCGGCTTGGGCATGGGCGCCGTGCCTCGTCTGGACGTGAGGCCATGCCTGAGGCATACTTGCGGCATGACACTCGAGGACTACCTGAGGGTTAGTGGCCTGAATCAGACCGACCTCGCCAAGGCCGCGGGGCTGTCCCAATCGACCGTGTCGCGCGTCGTCGCCGGAAAGAGGAAGCTCTCGACCGAGGCCGCGCGCGAGGTGATCCGGGCCATGGCCGAGGCGTACGCGCTCGGGCGCACCGCGCTCGTGCCCATGCGACTCGAGGACCTTCCGGTCGAGGGCTGACTGGTGCGGCACATGACCAACCATGCGGCGCCGCTCGCGCCGCGCAATTGTGCGCGCCCGTCCAGGTGTCTGGCGCATGGAGCGGGGCGATCGTGCGGGGGTGGGGCGTGACCCTGCAAGCCCCCTTCCCCTGGTTCGGCGGCAAGTCACGCGCCGCCGACATCGTGTGGTCGGCGTTCGGCGACGTGCCGCACTACGTGGAGCCCTTCGCTGGTTCGCTCGCAGTGCTGCTCGCGCGGCCCACTGCTCCGCGGCTGGAGACGGTCAACGACCTCGACTGCTACCTCGCTAACTTCTGGCGCGCGGTCAGCCTTGACCCCGAGGCCGTAGCCGCGCACGCCGACTGGCCGGTCAACGAGGCCGACCTTAGCGCGCGGCACCAGTGGCTCGTCGACCAGGCCGCGTTCCGCGAGCGCATGGCCACCGACCCCGACTACTTCGACGCTCGTGTGGCGGGCCGGTGGGTGTGGGGCCTGTGCGCGTGGATCGGATCGGGCTGGTGCGACTCGGCGAAGTACCGGGACGAGGAAGGGAACCGCAAACTCCCCCACCTCGGCAACGCGGGGCAAGGGGTCAACCGCAAACTCCCCCACCTCGGCAACGCGGGGCAAGGGGTCAACCGCAAACTCCCCCACCTCGGCGACGCGGGGCAAGGGGTTAACCGCAAACTCCCCCACCTCGGCGACGCGGGGCAAGGGGTTACCGCCTACTTCGCCGCTCTTGGTAAGCGTCTGCGCAACGTGCGCGTGGCGTGCGGCGAATGGCGGCGGGTGCTCGGCGCCAACATCGGCGCCAACAACGGGATCGCGGGCATCATGCTCGACCCTCCGTACGCCGAGGGCGCTGCGGACTACGGCGTGGGCGGCACGGCGACGGGCATCGACGCCGAGGTGCGCGAGTGGGCCATCGCCAACGGTGACAACCCGCGCCTTCGCATCGCGCTCTGCGGGTACGAGGGCCACCACGCGATGCCAGACACGTGGCAGTGCGTGCCGTGGAAGGCCCGCAAGGGCTACAGCAGCCAGGGCGCCGATGGCCACAACGGCAACGGGGACCGCGAGCGCGTCTGGCTTTCGCCGCACTGCCTGGGCGTGAGGCAGCGCAGCCTCTTCGACGGAGGCGACCCGTGAGCGCGCCGACCCGACCCGACCGCATCGACGCGCTGCTCATCGCCGTCGCCGTCCTCATCGCGCTCTTCGCGCTCTGGCTCCTCGACCTGCTGCGCGCCGCGAACGTCGCGGACTGACCGCCTGCGCGCGCCCCCAACCACGACGGAGGTCCCATGCCCACGCCGCCCCCGATGCCCACGTGCCTCTCCTGCAACTCCACGCACCTCGTCGTCTTCGGCTACTGCGAGCGCTGCCGCCAGCCGCCCGAGGATCCCGAGTGGGCCGTCGCACGCCGCGGTGAGACCGCCGAGCAGAAGCGCCGTCGCATGGCGCGGCAGACGCCCGAGCAGAAGGCGTACACGCGCGCCTACCAGAAGGAGTGGCGCGAGCGGAAGAAGGCCGAGATCGCCGCGCAGGCTGCGGCGAAGCGGGCGCAGTTGCTCGAGAACGATGTGGAGGGGATGCCGTGACAGCCCCCGCCACCCTGGTGGCCCTCCCCACCCTCCGCCCCTACCAGCGCCGCGCCATCGCCGATGCCCGCCGGGAGTTCGCCGGCGGCGCGCGCTCCGTCGTGGTCGTCGCCCCGACCGGCGCGGGCAAGTCCGTGATCCTCGCCGCGATGGCTCTCGAGCACATCAAGCGCGGCGGCCGCGTGCTCGTGGTCGCTCACCGGCGCGAGCTCGTCCGGCAGGCCGCGGGACACCTCGAGAAGCACGGCATCCCCTCGCGCGTCCTCGTCGGCGGCACCGCCCTCGGGCCCGCCGACGCACGCGCGACCGTCGCCGCGATCCAGTCGCTGAACTCCAAGGGGTGGCGCGACCGTCTGCCCCCCGCGACGCTCGTGATCTGGGACGAGTGCCACCACATCAAGGCGCCTTCGTTCCTCGCCGTGCAGCAGGCGTACGCGTCGGCGTTCCACGTCGGGTTCACCGCGACCCCCGAGCGTACCGACCACTCCCCGCTCGGCGATGTCTTCCAGCGCATGGTGGTGGTCGCCTCCGTCGCCGAGCTCGTGACCGACGGGTGGCTCGTGCCCTGCGAGGTGTGGGCGCCCACGTCGTCGACCAAGGCGCTCGCGGCCGACGCCGCCGAGGCGTACATGGAGCGCGGCGAGAACAAGCGGGCGATCGTCTTCTGCGCGAACGTGACCCACGCGAAAGATGCGGCCGAGTCCCTCCAGCAACAGGGCGTACCCGCCGAGTACGTCGATGGCTCCATGCCCTCGCGCGACCGCGACGACCGTCTGGCCCGCTTCGCCTCGGGCGCGACCCGTGTGATCACCAACTGCAACCTCATCTCGGAGGGCTTCGACGTGCCCGCGTGCAAGTGCGTCGTCATCGCGCGCGGCTGCGACTCGGTGGCCATGTACCTCCAGATCATCGGCCGCGCACGGCGTCCCGAGTCGTCGGGGGAGTCGGCGCTCGTGCTCGACCTCCGCGGGGCCGTCCACAAGCACGGCATGCCCGACGCCGATCGCGCGTACGCCCTCGACGGGGAGGCCATCTCGACCGGCGACAAGGTCGACCCCGTCAAGCAGTGCAAGCGGTGCGGCGCTGTCTTCAAGCCGCAAGTCATCTGCCCGAGGTGCGGCGCGTCGGCTCCGTTGCCCGAGTCGCCCGAGGTGCGGCGGGAGCGCCTCGAGAAGATCAGCCAAGCGCAGACCGAGGACCAACGGCGCGAGTACTGGGACCGCCTCCAGGCCGAGGCGCGCGCGAGGAACTTCCGCCCCGGGTGGGCATTCCACAGGTTCAAGGCGAGGTACGGCGTGCCCCCGCGGTTCAGCACGCCGCTCGCCGACGCCCTGCACGCCGACACGCACGACACCCTGCACGAGGCCGCATCATGAGCACCGCCACCATCGCCGCTCCCCGCGAGGCCGACATTCAGCAGGCCGTCCGACTGGCCCTCGGGCTCGAACCGGGGCTCGTGCTGTGGCGCAACAACGTCGGGGCCGCCGTGCACCACGACTCCGGCCGCCCCGTCCACTACGGCGTCGGCGGCAAGGGCGGGAGCGACCTCATCGGCCTGCTGTCCGTCGAGGTGTCGACCGTCTGCGAGGAGCCCGCTGCCGGCGTGCCGATCCATGTCTGCCTGGGCCACCTATCCACCCTCGCGCGCTTCGTCGCCCTCGAGGTCAAGCGACCCGGCGGTCGCATCACAAAGGAACAGACCGACTTCCTCGCCCTCGTGCGCTCGCTCGGAGGCTTCGGCGCCGTCGTGCACAGCGTCGAGGAGGCGCGCGACGCCATCGCCCGAGCTCGGCGAGGGGAGCGCGCCTGATGGCCGACGCGACCGAAGACCCCACCGCTCCCGCGTCCTCCCTCGCCCCATCCACCACCGTCACCACCGCCACGAGCACCGCCATGAACGCCGACCCTACCCCCGCGCCGACCGTCGCGCGTGCGGAGATCATGCTGTGGCCGAACCTCCAGGACACCGAGGGCACCAGCGTTTCGACGACGTGGGACGAACTCTTCTCCACGTGGGAGGACCCGCCCCGCTTCGCCGGCGACACCCGTCACGGCGGCTGGTCGGCCTGCATCTGCGAGCCCCCGCACCGCGCCGCCACCAACGTCTGCGGGCTCTCCGCGCTCGTGCTCGACTACGACAACGGCACGCCGCTCGACGACGCCTGCGGCACGTGGCGCGAGTACATGGGCGCCCTCCACACCTCGCGGTCTCACACCGCGGAGAAGCCCCGGTTCCGCATCGTGCTGCCGTTCTCGCGCATCGTCACCCCCGACGAGTACGCGATCCTCTGGAGGTGGGCGCAAAAGCTTTCCGCCGCCGAGGGTCACCGCATCGACCCCGCGTGCAAGGACGTGGCCCGCTTCTGGTTCCGCCCGGCGCGCACCGCTGCGTACGAGACTCGGCGGCTCCTCGGCGACCGCGCGATCGACGCCGACATGATCATCGCGGCCCACAAGTACGAGGAGCACGAGCGGCAGCGCGCCGCGCAGGCCCAGCGGCAGCCCTCCACCGACGTCGAGAAGCGCGCGCTCCGCTACCTTGAGAAGCTGCCCGCCTCGATCTCCGGTTCGGGCGGTCACGGGGCGCTGTGGACCGCCGCGCTCGCCCTGGTCCGCGGCTTCCGCATCACGCCCGCGCGCGCCTTGCAGATGCTGAAGACCGAGTTCAACCCGCGATGCCAGCCGCCGTGGAGTGAACGGGAGCTCCGCCACAAGGTCGAAGGCGCCGAGCAGGACGCGACGACCGAGTACGGCTACCTGGCCGATCGGGTGCGCGCAGTGGTGACCCGCGCCGACGGACCCCGCGCCACCACCCCCGAGCCCCCGCCAGACGCAGACCCCGACTACGTGCCCGCGGTGCCGGCGGACTTCGTCGACGAGCCCTTCACCGGCGACGTCGGCCCTGGCACCCACACCACCTCAGCACCCCGCGTCGCCTCCGCCGCCAACTGGCGCGCGACCCTGCACACCTCACCCAACGGGCACGTCAAGAACACATTCGACAACATCTGCAAGATCCTCGAGCACCACGAGAACTATGGCCCGAAGCTCGCCTACGACGAGATGCGGGTCACGCCCATGCTCGGTGACCGGCGCATCGGTGACGCCGACGTGGGCCGCATCCGGCGGGAGATCGAGCAACACTTCGGCTTTCAGCCCAGCGAGGCAAACGTGCGTGCGGCGATCGGCACCGTGGCCGACCAACGCCGGTTCCACCCCGTGCGCCGCTATCTCGAGGGGCTCACGTGGGACCAGACGCCGCGCATCGATCGCGTGGTGCCCGACGTGCTCCGCGCCGACGACACCGCCATCCACCGGGCGCTCGTGAGGAAGTGGTTCATCGCCGCGGTCAAGCGCGCGCTCAATCCTGGATGTCAGGTCGACGAACTGCTTGTGTTGGTAGGCGAACAGGGCTGGCGCAAGTCGACGTTTTTCCGCACCCTCGGCGGCGAGTGGTTCTCCGACACCTTCATGGACATCACCGGCAAGGACTCGCTCCTCCAGTTGCACAGCGCCTGGATCTACGAGTGGGGGGAGATCGAGCGCATCACGACCGAGCGGCAGGCGTCGATCGTCAAGGGGTTCGCGAGCTCCACGTCGGACGACTTCCGCGCTCCGTTCGCGCGCACCGTCGAGACGCACCCCCGCACGACCGTGGTGGTCGGCTCCACCAACAGCGACCAGTTCCTCGTCGACCCCACTGGCAACCGGCGCTTCCACTGCGTGAAGGTCGGCGGGAAGGTCGGCATCGACTGGGTCGTGACGCACCGGGACCAACTGTGGGCCGAGGCCGTCGCCGCTGCGCGTGCCGGCGAGCAGACCTACCTCACCGAGCAGGAGTCCGCCGAGCGCGACCGCATCAACGAGGACTTCCTCGTCGAGGACGCGTGGACCCAGCCGATGCAGGAGTGGCTCGCCGTTCCCCGCATGCTCGTGACCATGCACGACATTCTCACCAAGGCAGTCGGCCTACAGCCTGGACAGATCAACCGAGCCGCCGAGAACAGGGCGGGGGCGGCGTTGCGTCGCCTGGGGTGGGTCCGACGAAAGGTGCGACAGGGGTCGGCCACGATGTGGACGTGGAAGCGAGAGGGAACAGGTCATGACGCCGTGTAACGCAAAGAGTGTCACGAATGACACGCGACGCAAGTCTTGCGCGTCGCGTTCCCTCCCGAGCACCCTCCTCCTGTTCCGTCGAAAGGCAAGTCATTACACAGTGTTCCCTCTGTTCCTTCTATCTCTCCTGATGTTACAAAAGAATGCACTAAATTCTTGCTATAGGCGCGTTCCTAAGAACTCTTGGAAATCGGTAGGAACGAGGGAACGAAGGAACAGGCTCCCAGGCAGCTCGACCAGCGTCACCGAGTTCGCGAGGGGGTATACGGGGTCGCTCCGTCCAGGACAGAGGAGTCCTCGCGCGCGGTTTGGACATAATTTCACCATCCGAACATATCGGACGGAACCGTATCGGGTGGCATCGTGAGGTCGAAGCGCACACCGCAACTGTTCGCGGCGGCGAAAGCGCTACGAATCCAGGGCCTTTCGTACGCGATGATCGCCGAAACGCTGGCATCCAAGGGTCATCGGGTCACGACGTCGACCATGCACGACTGGCTTTCGAAGGACGCCGAGGCTCAAGCGGGCTTCGCGGCGGCGGTTGGAGGGGCCCAGGGGGGCGAACCTGCTCCGTCGACGCCCCTCGAGTTGCCCCCGCCAGCCCCCGCCAGGGCCCCTAGGAGCGCCGAGGAGCCCGAGGGTGACCACCGCATGAGCCTCGAGGAGTTCGGCGCGTGGCTGGGGCGGGTACGCAACGAGCGCAACTCCAGCGACCCCACCGCCACGACCTGCCCGGAGTGCCGGCGGCGCCTGGCCTGCCGGCCGGAAGACGGCGCGCCGACCCAAGTAGCCCTCCGCGTGACTCTCTGGGACGGCGAGCCCCGCTACGTGACCTCGGGCGGGCTGCTCTCGAGGGACCGGAGCCATGCGCGGATCTTCGGCAGCAAGGCCGATGCCTCCCAGTACGCCGAGTTGCATCTGGACCCGAAGACGGAGCGTGTCATTTCAGTCACTTAGCAGCAATCGTATATGCAACCATTGCACACTTCGCATAGACCCGTTATGCTTCTGGGGTGGGTCGCAAGGGTGCAATTCTCCCCGAAAGCAAGGCTTTCAAGGCTGATTTGAAGGCCGAGGCGCTCCGTCTGCTGTCCAACGGCAGCACTCCGCGCGAGGTCTGCGCCGCGCTGAAGATCGGTCACGACGCGCTGTGGACGTGGCGAACCCGCGACAAGGAATTCGCGGCGTCGCTGCTCGAGGCGCGTCGCGAGCGCATGGCCTCGCACCGCGCCGACATCGAGTCCGCGGTGTCGCGTGCGCTGGAGTACGTGGTGCAGACCATCGACGACGCCAAAGCCCCTCAGGCGGTCCGCCTGCGCGCCGCGGAAGGCATCCTGGACCGAGCAGGGTTCGAGAGCGGGTCGGCCTCCAGAGGGCCAGCGGAGGCCGCTCCCATCGACGCAGACGGCGAAGTCGACCTACTGAAGTCGATCATGGCCGACCCTCGGTTGATGGCGATGCTCGATCGGATGCGGGGCGGGGGTGCGGTGTGAGCTGGCTCTGGCCGTCGAAGACGATCGCGATCTGCTCGGTCTGCGGTGAGCGAAAGCACGTCATCCTGCGGCGATCGTGGATGTGCGCCCCCTGCGCACTCGCCGCCGTCGAGGCGAACCAGCGTTGGGCCTACCGCATGGAGCGCGGCTACGGGGACCCATGGCAGTGATCGTGGTGCGCGAGATGCGGCCGAGCGACGAAGCGTTCGTCTTCTCGAGCTGGCTAACCGCCGCCTCGGAGGCGTGGGCGCGCCGCTGGGCACACGAGCGTGCCGACATCGGGCTGACCATGGCACAGGTGGCAGCGGTGCCGCGCACGTTTACCCGCGCGCACGTGGCCGGCATCCTCAACCGCGCGACGTGCACGACCCGCGTGGCGTGCGTCGAGGACGACAGCGATGCGATCGTGGGCTGGTGCGCCGCCGAGCCTGGCGTCGTGCACTGGACCCACGTCAAGCACTACGCCCGGCGCGAAGGCATCGGCGCCATGTTGCTCGACGCTACGCACCCCGGCTGGCGCACGCACCCACGCATGCGCTGCTCGTACCTTTCGCATGTGTGGCCCGTGTGCCGTGCGCGAGGATGGACGTTTGACCCCCACGCAGAAGGTGAATCCCATGAACCCGAATCCGTCGCCTTGGTCGGCTGAGATCCAGGCGCTGTGCGCCGAGCTCGGCGCGCTGGTCCACAACTACCACACCCGGCGCGACCAGATCCGCGCACGGCTGAACGAGCTGACGCCGCAGGAGAACGCGTGGCGTCAGGCGTCGCCGTTGCCCCCAGCCGCGCCACTGAGCAACGCGCCGCTGGCGCAGACGGAGGAGTCGTGAGCGAGCAACTCGAGGGCCCGTTCGAGCGGGTGCGGTTCGTGGAATCGATCTTCGTCGCCGACGGCGTGGGCGAGGTGCCGGCATTGCCGCCGGTGTCGCTTACCCGCGCAGGCGACAAGTGGTCGGTCATCATGTCGACGACGGGGCTCACCGTGGCGCTGTCGCGTCAGTCGGGGAAGTTGCTCCGCACGTTCGTGCCGTGGGTGAACGTCCGCGACTGCACGGAGCGTGTGCCGGAGCGTGCGCCCGAGCGCACGGAAAAGGCCAAGCCGTGAGGAGTGCGGACGCGCCGGGGAACCGCTACATCATGTGCGCGTTCCGTTGCTCGTTCGAGGATCGCCAGCGGTTGCGCGCCATCGCGCTCCACCGCGGCGAGCCGTACGGCAAGGTGCTGCGCGACCACATCGCCGCGGAGTTCGACGCGCTGCCGATCGACGTGCGGTTCACCGCGACAACGAAGGCGCAGGCCGACGAGGCTGCGTGGTTGGCGGCGACGACCGCGGCGACGGAGGGGGCGTGAAGGCCCTGGAGTACCCCGGCTACGGCCTGAACATCGCAGCGATCCTGGTCGCCTCGCATGTGCAGTCCGGGCGCCTGGCTACGCGGTTCGTGTGGGTCGTCTACGGGCTCACGCTGGTGTCGATCGCGCTGGTCTGTCTCAGCAAGATGGGGCGGCGATGACCCGCCCTGCCTGGCTCGACGCGGTGCCGAGGGAGTACCGCCGCCACGATCGCACGGTGGTCGGCGCCATTGGTGAAGACGGCATCGACATCCGACGCGCCGACCACGCGGACACGTACGAGCTTCGGGTGGGCTCGGACGAGACCGTGTGCAGCGGCTACATTGGGCTCGTCGTGGTGACCCCCGAGCGCCTGGACGACCCGAGTCACTTGGTGCGAGCGACCCGCATGCAGATCGCGTTGCAGATGCTCGCCGACCTCGGGGTCAAGGCGTTCGTGCGCGGCGGGCTGGTCGTCTTGGAAGCGAGGTGGCGATGAAGCGCGACGAGATGATCGCGGCCTGCTACGCGACGGTGGCCGGATACCCCGTCAACGTGCTGCCGACCGACCCCGAACTGCGGACGGAGGCCTTGCATCTGCTGGTCTCCACAGGCCTGCTGACCGAAGAAGACGCGCGGATGCTCCGTGCTGCAGCGACGCCCCCTCACACCGCGAGCGACTTCTGATGGCCATCGGCGACGCAGAGCGGGTCCAGGAACTCGAGGCCGAAGCGGCCGAGCTCCGCGCCACCATCGCGCGCATGGACGCGACGATCCGCTTCCTGCGCGACCAGTATCGCACCGCGGTGGGGCTGCCGACGGTGCCGCCCGATGGGACGTGCCCGACGTGCGGGGCCGAGAAGAAGCCATGAAGCTCACCAGCATCGGCAGCGTCCTCAAGAAGGCCTTCCCCATCGACGGGAGCAAGCCGCAGGGTCTCCCGGAGCCTGCTCGGCTAGTGCCATTCGTGCTGGACGAGAGCGTCGTTCCAGCGCTGCTCCGGTTCGCCAGCGAGGACGATTCGCACTGCCCAGCGTCGCCCGAAGACGAGCGGGCGATCATCGAGGGCATCCGCCGCCAGCGTCTGTGGAGCACGGGCGACCAGATGGACATGGACGGCGTGGTCGCGTCCATCGGCGGGCGCACATTTGACTTCAGCTACCGCGGCTGGGGCGCCCTGCTCTCGCGTGCGTGGTGCGGGACCGACGAGCACTACACCGTGTTCGCGTGGGGCGCGCGCCCGGGCATGGAGGCGCCTCTGGATGTGGTGCGGGTGCCATGATCCCCAAGTGGGACCAGGCGATGCTGCAACGCCTGGAGGCAGACCCGGCGATGCAGGCGTGGGTTGCTCGCGTCCAGGAAGCCAAGGCCGCCGAGCGCGCTGCGTTCGAGGCTCGCAAGCGGGCGCGACGCGTCCATGTGGACCCTCGCTGACTGGAGCCTGGCCCATGCCCCGCGCCACCCCCACCTTCGCCGCTCTGGCGGCCCGGCAACGCGCCAAGGTGGCCGCCGTCGCGCGCCTCGATGCGTTGCTGTTCCCGCAGCAGCGCGCGTTCTGCCTCGACCCATCGCGGCTCTGCGCGGCGCTGTGCTCGAGGCGCGCGGGCAAGTCCGTTGCGGCGTCAGGCAAGTTGTACCGCCGAGCGATCGGCGAGCCGGGCAGCAACTCCCTGTACGTCGCGCTCACCCGCGGATCCGCGAAGGCGATCATGTGGGACATGCTCAAGCGGATCAACAAGGACGCCGAACTCGGATTGGCCGCGGACGACTTCAAGGAGAGCGAGCTCACCATCCGCCTTCCGAACGGCAGCATGATCCGGCTGTTCGGTGCCGACGCCAACGCGAACCAGCGGGAGAAGATCCTAGGCACCGCGTGGTCGGACATCGTGGTGGACGAGGCTGCATCGTTCCGATCGGACTTGCGCGTGCTGATCCGGGACTACCTGCGCCAGAGCACCGCCGACAAGCTGGGTCGCATCAGCCTCATCGGCACCCCCGGAGACTTCGTGGGTCCCGAGGACGATCGCCACCTGTTCTACGCCGTGACCTCGGGCGACAACGGCACCCGCACGCCCGAGGCTGGGTGGTCGGTCCACCGCTGGAACACGCTCGACAACCCGCACATGCGCGAGGTGTGGGAGCAGGAACTCGCGGAGCTACCGTTCGAGTTCAAGAGCACGGCGGCCTACAAGATCATGTATCTCGGCGAGTGGGCGATCGACACGTCCCGCCGCGTGTACCGGCACGACACGATCCACGACGTCGAGGCGCTGCCCGAGGACAGCATGTGGCAGTTCGGCGTCGGCATCGACCTTGGGTGGGACGACCCGACGGCCTTTGTGGTCGTCGCGTGGAGACCCTCCGAGCCGGTGCTGTACGTCGTCCGCGCCTACGCCCAGAAGGGCATGACGCTGGACGAAGTCGCGGCGGAGATCGGGCGCATACGCGAGCGCTGGCCTACTTCGATGCTCATCGTCGACGGCGCCAACCGGCAGGCGGTCGAAACCATCCGCGCACGCTACGGGCTGCCGCTGCAGGCCGCCGACAAGACGGGCAAGGCCGACTTCATCCGCGCCATGAACACGGACCTTGAGATGGGCCGCGTCCGGCTTGTCCGGTCCGCCGCAACGGCGCTGCGGGACGAGTGGGCAACGCTCGTGTGGGACCGCGCGAAGTCGCTGCCGACCGAGCTTGCCTCGTGCTCGAATCACTGCGCCGACGCCGCCCTGTACGTGTGGCGCCACGCGCGCGCCTACCTCGGCAAGGCGCCAAGCCCTCGGCTGTCGGAAGAGGAACGCATAGACGCTCTATGGGAACGCCGGCAGCGCGAGTCGGAGGACGAGGCCGCGTATGCATAAGGACCCTATGCAGTGCTACACTGAGGCCCGATGAGCGAGCAGGCTTGGTGGCAGCGCACGGACGACACCGCCGTGCATCAGTCTCTCTGGGCTGCGTACCACGCTGTGCGTACCGCCAACTCTGGGCGTCTCGAGCGGCTCGAGGAGTACCGCGCGCTCTACCAGGACGTCGGCGTGCACCGCGCGCGCAAGCATCGGTACACGTTCAACGTCGTGCGCTCGTGCGCCGACACGCTGTGCTCGAAGATCAGCAAGAGCCGCCCGCGTCCGATCGCGATCACGGACGAGGGGTCGTGGGATCTGCAGCGCCGCGCGAAGTTGCTCACGCAGTTCATTGACGGGGCGTGGTACGCGGCCGACCTCTACACGCACACCCAGCGCGCGTTCAAGGACGCGACCCTCTATGACGTGGGGCTCGTGAAGGTCTGGATCGAGTCCGCCGCCGAAGAGGGCGAGGACGGCACCATCCGATGCGAGCGCGTGATGCCGTCGGAGGTGTGGGTGGACCCGGCGGAGAGCTACTACGGCGAGCCGCAGACCATCTACCACGCTCGCCCGGTGAGTCGCGCGAAGCTGGCCGCGATGTTCCCGGAGCACGCGGCGAAGATCAAGATGGCAGGGACGTCGACCGAGCGACGCAATGGCGCGCGCGTGCCGGTGAGCATGGTGGACGTCGTGGAGGCGTGGCACCTCGAGAGCGTGCCGGGCGCCGGGGACGGCATGCACGTGATCTCCACCGACGGCGTGACCCTGCTCGTCGAGGAGTACACCGACCCGTGGTTGCCGTTCGTCGAGATCCGGTTCTCCGACTCCGAGACGAGCGGGTTCTACGGCGAGGGACTGACCGAGCAGTTGCGCGGCATCCAGCGCGAGATCAACGTGCAGCTGGACAACGTGCGTGTGGCTCACAAGCGGCTCGGGCGGCCGTACGTCTGGATCAAGCCCGGCAGCAAGATCAGCAAGGGCGACCTCACCAACGAGATCGGCGCCATCATCGAGGGCGAGGAGCGGCCGGAGTTCGGCGTTTCCACCGCGATGGGTCCGGAGGTCTACAACTGGATCCGCGAGCTCGTGCAGCGCGCCTACCAGATCACGGGCGTGAGCGAGACGAGCGCGACAAGCCGCAAGCCTGCGGGCGTGATCAGCGGCGTGGCCATCCGCGCCGTGGACGACATCGAAACCGAGCGGTTCGTGCTCGTCGGCCAGGAGTGGGAGCGCTTCCACATGCGGATCGCCGAGCGCTGGATCGCGCTCGCCAAGCGGCTCTACGAGGACGGCGTGGACCTGCCGGCGCGTGGCACGCAGGGGAAGTTCCTGCGTTCGATCAAGTGGTCGGACGTCGACATGAAGGCCGACGCGTACCTGCTCAAGGTCTACCCGATGTCGTTGCTGCCGCAGCGCCCGGAGGGTCGGTTCGAGCGCGTCCAGGAGATGATGCAGGCGGGCATGATCGACAAGACGCAAGCGCTGGGCCTCATCGGCGCGCCCGATGTCGAGGACGCGTCGAGTCTGGCCACCGCTGCCCTCGACGACGCTCGGATGGTCGTGGATCACATGCTTGACGGCGGGGACTACGTGCCGCCGGAGCCGTTCATGGACCTCAAGTTGGCGGCTCAGGTCGCGCAGTCGTCGTACCTCCGGGCACGCACTCGGGGGGCGCCGGAGACCGCGCTCGAGAAGCTGCGGAACTTCATGGCGGACATCCAGACGCTGGTGAAGTTGGCGGCGCCGCCGCCTCCTCCGGCTGCCCCCGCGGCTCCGCCTGCGCCGGACGCTGGGGCGCCGCCTGTTCCGGTGGCTGCGTGAGTGCCGCCGAAGACGAGACGTGGCAGGTGGTCTGGTTTTCGACCGCCGACACCGGCCGGCGTGTTGCCGAGATCGCGCGCCACAAGCGCACCCCGCTGTTCCGGGTCCGGTGGTTCCCAGTCGACTCCACCAAGTACGTGCATGTCGTCGTGACGCCAGAAGAGGCACGAACGATGGCTGACGCGCTCCGTATCGTGGCGGACTCCTATGGCTGACTTCCCCTGTACCCGTTGCGGCGCATGCTGTCGGCGCGCCCTTTTCGTCGTCGCCGCCACCGGCCTGGACGACTGGCCGCCTGGGTTCACCACCTCGGGCGCGTGCGCAGCGCTGCAGGAGGACAACACCTGCGCCATCTACGAGACGAGGCCGTTGCTCTGCCGCGTCGACGAAATGCGCGCGATGCACGGGGCCGATGAGCGCGACTGGCACGAGGCCAACGCCGCGCAGTGCAACACGATGCAGGTCGAGGACGGCATGGCGGAGACCTTCCGCGTGCGCCTGCCTGTGCTGACCCACGATGAGGAGTGACCATGAGCGACGAATCCGTAGCGGATCAGGTGGTGGCGCAGACGACTGCGAGCGAGGGCACCGCGCCCCCGGTGGTCAACGTCGACCCGACGCAGCCGGCTGCCCCGGGCGAAGGCGCACCCGAGATCGTCGAGGAGAAGCGCGTGGGAGCCGATCGCATCGCGGCCCTGGCTCGCCGTGAGAAGCGCGCCATCGAGGCCGAGCAGCGGGCGCAGCGTGTGTCCGCCGAAGCCGAGCAGCGCGCAGCCGCGATCAAGGCCGAAGAGGCGAAGTTGCGTGCCGAGGTGGACCAGGCGCGTGCGATGCAGCGGCAGCTGGCCGAGGCGCGCCGCAACCCGCTCAAGTTCCTCGAGTCCGTCGGCCTCTCGTACAAGGACCTCACGGAGTCGGTGCTGAACGAGGGCAAGCCGTCGCCCGAGCTCATCGCGCGCGACTTCGAGGCGAGGCTGGAGGCGGAGCTGGAGAAGCGGCTCAAGCCCATCACGGAGAAGTTCGACGCGATCGAGGCCGAGAAGAAGCGGATCGAGGAAGCGCAGGCCGACGCGCAGTACAAGGAAGCGCTGGGTGTGCTCGACCGCAACGCGCGCCAGTTCGTGGGCGCCAACCCCGACCGCTACGAGGCCATCGCGGCCTTCGGCGAGGAGTCGGCCATCGCGGAGTACATCGCCAAGGAGTACGACCGCACGGGCCAGATCCTGAGCTACGAGATCGCGGCCGACCGCATCGAGAAGTTCCTGCAGCAGCAGTACACGGTGGCCGAGACCGACCCGCGCGGCGCTCGCATCCGCGGCTTCTTCGCCAAGCGCCTGGCCCCTCCGACGCCTCCGGCTCCGGCTGCGCCTGTGCCCACGCCGCGCCGTGGGCCGGCGGGGCGCACCATCACGAACAAGGCCGCCGCGGAGGTGCCTCCTGCGCCGAAGCCTACGGGTGGGCGTGAGGAAGCGATGGAGCGTGCCCGGCTGGCGATGGCGCGGGCGCGGACGAGGTAGGCGAGGCCAG